AAAAGAAGACAATCAGACTACCTACATAGTGTCTGATGTCTTTTGCTACTCCGTTACTGGGCATCTTCATTTCTTAAGGGCTTTATAAATCTGTATTATAGTAAATGTTAAAGTTGCTCCCATTACAAGCATTTGCAAGTAAGCGTTTATTTCGCTTACGCTAAATGCCAATGCAAATAAGTTTGCTGCGTATAGTCCAAATATCTTCAAATCTTCCATTATCTTAATTTATAAAACAACCAAGCCTTTTCATCTCTTGGCTTACAGACCACCATAGTTTCATTCCCTACATAATAGCATAGCTGATAGGTGTCTAAGGTGTCTTTGCGTACAATACGCATACCTTCTTCTATCAGTTCAATAGTGCCTTTGGCCAAAGTAGTTTGATTCTTAGTGTATCTTTCAAACGTATTGTTTTCTCTGATGGTTACATACTCGCCATCTTGGTTTACCCACAACCCATATATATCCTCTTGGGCAAATGTGAATGTACTAAGTAGTATAAAAAATAACTTCTTCATTATTTAAATGCTATATATAAATAATCTCCCCCATTTGCATTTAAAACCCCATCTGTAGTATTTATACTAAATCCATCTGATAAGAAATTAATACCATTAGTTGCTCCAAAAGTTGATTCTCCTGATGAATCCTGTGCATCTAAAAAGTCATCCATATTAGTCAACGCATCTGCTCTTTTAGTATCAGCTATTAGCCATCTATCCGCACCATCCGTTCTTTTAAACAATATAAATGCAGGGGCAAATCCTAATGATATACTTGGCAAAGTTGTTGTATTACCCTCATAAACCCCTATTTTACTATATCCACTTACAGAGTGAAAGCAATAAGCTACATAATTACCCCCTGAAGTAGACACTGGATTAAAGGTTGTTGATGTTGGTGGTGTAGAACCTGTAGTCGCTTTGGCATCAGTACCATTTAACAGTAAATAGTAATAATTTGAAGTACTATCAATTACGCCAGGCGGTATATAGGTGTACCAATCTTCAGATGTATCTAAACGCTTTTGAATTATAATTTGTGGTGTAGTTCCTAATCCGTGTCCAACTGAACCTGAAGCACCTGTATAAGTTACAATACTAAACCCTGCTTCTGTATTAGCACTTACTTGACTTATAATGTTAGTGCCATCATTATTAGTAACCGCATCGCCTCCGCCTTTCCATACCCAAGCAACGTAGGTTTCTCCACTTTGATGGGTTTCATAAGAACCTGTAAATGTAGAGTGTGTTGAAGAACCTTCTACTAAAGTAAATCCATTAGAATCAAAAGAATTTAAATAGCCTGTTGTTCTTTGATATTGTTCTGCATCTGGTCCATCGCTTCTTAACCAATTTGCTACACCTCTTACGGAATCATAAATTCCATTGGAAGCAGCTAAACTCCTTGACTTTATCCAAACTAAACCGCCATCAGTTTCCAAGTCCATTCCTACATTAGAAATATACTGCGTACCACCATCTCCTTCCCACAACACAGTCTTAAAGTTAGATGTATCTGTTTCAGGTTTTTCGTTGTATAGTTCTGTTACTTGGCTATCTGTAAGGGCGGTGTCGTATATTCTTACTTGGTCTATTTTACCATCAAATTCTGTATTAGTAGATGATGAGTAAGTTCCACTCACTCCAATTTGAATACCCGCAGTGCTTGTCCCTGCCGCAACAGATTGTGAATTTGTTTCTTTATCACCGTTTATAAATACTTTTAAATCAGAGTTATTTGTAAAAACTACGCAAAAGTGATACCAATTTCCATATTCATAAGTAGCAGTAGTAGAAAAGTCTATTCCACCTACACTACTATAAAAATTGAATTTCATATTATTAAGCATAGCCATATACCACCCTCCGCTTAATGAATAATTACCAATGGGTACGTGAAAATTATCAGATGCCGCATCAGCGTTTACCCAACAAGAAATTGTGAAACTTGTGCCAATATCTGAAGATGTAATGGGTGTTGATATACTACTATTAGTACCATTAAACACCGCAGCTTGACCATAGCGACCAAACCTGTACTCAATGTTCGTGTCAGTTCCATCGTTACCTCCTGTGGAATAGTCCTCTGAACTGTTGTCCAATTTGTAGTAAGCTACTGGAGTAGTTCCTGTAGGATAGTTTACTATGTCTGTAGTTGCAGTATATACACAAGCGGTTTCTGCGAAAAGAGTACCAACTTCTGTTGAATCTAATGCCTTGTTAAATATGCGAACTTGGTCTGTAACTCCTGCACCTAAATTTGTGTTTGGTGTGCTACCCATTTGAAATACAGAACCTGCGTTGTAAACAGGTGCGGTTGTTGTGCTGTTTAAATGACTATTTGAAGCCACACCATTTACATATAAAGTTGGTAAACTACCGTTTGTAAAAGATAATGCAACGTGATAAAAAGTATCTGTTGCAAGATTTATATTATCTCCTTGAACATAATTATAATTTTGTGATGTATCATAATACCAAAGCCAAAAAAATCTATAATTGCCACCGCCTGAATCTCTTGTTCCAAAAAACCAACCTTGATTAGAAATTGGAGATTTAGAATACAGTCCATTAAATGCCTGAAAACTTAAACCATCTAATTTAATCCAAAAAGAAACAGAAAAATTGGTAGCTAAATCTGAACTTGATAATGGTGTGGTAATTGTACTCGCAGTAGATGCTGAATATCTAACACCTGTATTTATTTGACCGCCTACTCCGAAGGTAACGTCAGTAGGTGTGCCATCGTAACTACCACTTGCATCAGAAGCATCGTAATCAAGATTGTATAATGCAACACCACTTGAATCGCCAAATGGGTCTGCGGAATCAGTAGTACAAGCTGCTACCCCTCCTGTGTTTATTAATCTTTTGCCTAAAGCCATATTTATTCTATTTCATCAGATGGTGGGAAAAATTGTACTTTGTATTGCAATGCAGTCTTGTAAGACTTCTTGGCATTTACTTCTGCTTCTAACCTATCGGCTTCTGCTAAAATACCTGCTCTTTCCGTTGCAACATCGGCATCAATATCTATATCCCTTTCTGATTTTCTTATAACTTGCCAGTCTGTAGGTTGTAGTAACTTACCTGCTTTAGACTTAATCTCTGAGATTTTACTTGCTTTGATGTCGGCTATCTTATATCTCTTTTCGGTTTCGCCTGTTGGCTCTCCTTCTTCATCAACAATATCAACCTCTTGACTAAAGTCTATGTCGGTAACATCATAGGTTACTATCTTCTTATCCTCGTCAAAGTACAATCCACCTTTGGTTTGTATCTGTGGGTCAAAACTTGGCTTTACTACATCGTAAATACCAATAGCTTCAAGTTCTTCTTTTGATAGGTTGTTAGCACCTCCTAAAATGTGTTTTGTAGGGGTTTTAAGTGAGTTAGGTAAACTTTTGTATATGGTTACTATTCTACCGTTTTCTACTGCTGCTTTCATAATTATATACTTTGTGAGATTGATAGGAAAAATGTGTTAGCGGCAGTACAGACAACTTGAATAAAGTTAACTGCACCTGACGTATTGCTATACTCCCCAGCGACAGTTGTAGCTGTCAATCCACTATTAAGTGTCAATCCAGACGTTCCTCCTGAATCTGTTATGATAATGTCTTTCACATCGCCTATTGAGGCGTTTGTGAAATTCAATTCAATAGAGATACTTGAGGTTATTGTAAATACCGCTGCGGTGTCAAAATCTAAACTTAATGTAGATGCGGGCGAAACAGCAGAAGATCCTCTTAAGCTGTCTCCAGTCCCACTCTGACCGTAAATGTCAGTAGTCATATTATTAACCTTAATAAAGGCGGCTCTGAGCGTATCCCCAGTTCCATCGTCAGGGGCTGACCCAACTCCTATTGTTTCTCGTGCCATAATTGTATTTTATTATATTAATGTTTGATCTGCTGTTATTAGTATTGTGTCTGCTTTATATGCTGTACTATCTACCGATAATTCAAGTATATCTGATATCCAACAAGTGGGTGCTGAAGGGATGAAGATTGCATCTGTTGTGTCATCTACATCTCCCCACCAAGAAAGACAATATATCCTACCCCAATTTATTCCGTTAGCCATCTTACTTTTTTGTTCTTTTTAGATAGTTAGTCAATTTTATTATGTTAGCCACTTTAGGCTTATATGTCTTAATTAAATTACCCATCCGCCATACGTTGGGTCTTTATCTGGATACATACCAGTATCCTGCGCTCCGGTATACTCCGGATAATCCTGGCTCTTCTCATCTATGAAATCAAAGAACCGATTCACATAAAAGTCAGCAAAGTCTTTTGCCCTTGCTGTTAACGAATCAAGCTCACTCTTTGTAAGAGTATCACTAGATTCAGTAGTATGTTTAAATATACCTCCGTTGCTGATTTGATAAGCAGCAAAAGGAATATAGCTATATTGACTATACCAAATAAGCATAGGTTTAATATGACTATTCAGTAATGTCTTGTATGCAGCATTGGCGGCATCGTCAAGAGTGCCGCCAGTGATC